GGCGATCAGCGGGACGTTGAAAGCCTGAAAAGTAGCATCAAAGCAATGATAACAACATTCCAAGGAGGAAAATAATCATGGATGAGCTGAAAAAACTTATTGAAGCTCTCGGACGGGCTTTCGAGGAATTTAAAGCCGAGAATGACAAACGCATCAAGGAAATCGAAAACGGTCGCAATGACCCGGTTCTCGCTGAGAAGGTCGAGAAAATTAATGCTGAACTGTCGGCCATGTCTCAGGTCAAGAAACAGCTTGAGGCCCTGGAAACGGCTGTTGCACGCGGACAGTTCCCCGGCGGCGGGAGATCAGCCGTTGATGTAGCAAAGAAAGCTCACGCAGAGGCCTTTAATAAATGGTTCCGCAAAGGCACGGGCGAGGCCGAATTGAAGGACCTTCAGATTCAGGCATCGGCGTCAACCCTGTCCGATCCTGACGGCGGCTTTACGGTCCCCGAGGAAGTGGAAACCGCCATTGACCGCGTTGCACAGACCGTTTCCGCAATGCGTCGTATCAGCACCGTGAGAAGTATCAGCACCGATACATACAAGAAACTCGTCAACCAGGGCGGCGCAACGTCCGGCTGGGTAGGCGAGAAGGGCGCACGTACCGAAACCGGAACCCCGACCCTTGCCGAGATAGCCATCAACACCAAGGAACTCTACGCCATGCCTTACGCGACACAGCAGCTCCTGGATGATAGTCGCGTTGACATCGCCGCATGGCTGGCCGACGAGGTTGCCATAGAGTTCAACGAGGAAGAAAGCGAGGCCTTCATCTCAGGCAACGGTGTAGGGAAACCCAAGGGCATAGCGGCCTATTCGATGGTTGCCAACGCAAACTACGCATGGGGCAAGGTCGGTTATATCGCTGGCGGCCACGGGACCCTGCTCAACAATGCCGACAAACTGATCGACCTCCAGCATGCCCTTAAGTCGGTCTACCGCAACGGCGCTGTGTGGCTTATGGCTGACAGCACGTTGAACGCCATCCGCAAGCTCAAGGACGGCGAAGGAAATTACCTTTGGAGGCCGGGTCTTGCAGAGAACGCACCTGATACGCTTCTCGGGAAGCCCATCGAGATCGATGACAACGTTGACGCGATCGGCGCGAACAAATACCCGATCTTTTTCGGTAATTTCAAGCGTGCCTATCTCATCGTTGACAGACTCGGAACCCGCGTGCTTCGTGACCCGTTCACCGCGAAACCGTACGTTGCCTTCTACACAACCAAGCGCGTCGGCGGCGGCATCGTGATGTACGAGGCGATCAAGGCGCTCAAGATCTCGGCGTAAATAAAACACGGGGTCGGGAAACCGGCCCCTCAACCAAAACAGGAGGTAATTACTCATGAAAGACCTTTACAACCACATAGAATTCGTACAGGCGATAAAGCCCGTTCTCGTTTTGGATAGCACCGTTCCAGCGGCGGCAACCGTTGACCTGGCGGGGTTCAATTCCGCCGTGATCGAGCTTTCCGTAGGATTGAAATCCACCGATGAGGGAACAATCACCCTCAAGGCCGAGCATTCCGACACGTCCAATTTCGCCAACGTCGCCGCCGCCGACATACAGGGAGTAACCCCGGCAGAGGGCGTAATTTACACGATCGATGCCGATTCGGACGATTCCACGAGCCGGATCGTCAAATTCGGCTACGTCGGCGGGAAACGATACCTCAAGCTTACTATCGCGGAGGTAGGCGCAAACGCTAACGGCGTAATACTCGGTGTGTCGGTTATCAAGGGGCACGGCCTCGATGTTCCGGCGATAAGCTAACGGAGGACCAGACATGGCAGACGAAACATACACCCCCAAGGTCTATCACAAGCAGGGCGGCGACGAACTCGTCGTCGCTTCGGGCGGCAAAATCACCGTGGAATCCGGCGGGGCAATCGAAGCCCCCGGAGGCGCGACCGCCCTTCCTGCGGGAATCAGGCGGCCCGTAATCGTTACCGACGCGGCTACTCTTGCCCTCAAAGCGGAGCAGTCCGGGGCAGTGATCCGGGCTACAAAAACATCGGCAACACAGACGTTCGCCCTGCCTGCCCCGACAACGGCAGGACTGGAATTCACCTTTATTTGCGGCCATGCGGACGGGGAAATCAACATCGATCCCGGCGCGGCCACCTACACCATCACGGGTTCCGGAATCACCGTTGCGGCGGCGAAGGATTTGAAGAACACCGCCTCATCCAATGTCCTCGGCGATTCCGTCACTCTCGTTTCCGATGGCGACAAGGGATGGCATATCACGGCGATCCAGGGCACCTGGGCAACGACATAATAAGCGGATAATCAGGGAGGCGTTGCAGGCCTCCCTTAACCCGAAAAAGGAGGGTTGAGGATGGTATTTGCAATAGGAAGCATGAATAACCGCTTCATCGGCCTGTCCACAGACGCAAAGCCGTCAGGACTGGAACCTGGGGCGACCTTTCTCGAATACGACACACAGAACCTTTTTATCTTCACAGGGGCGGTATGGACGCTGAAACAGCCTGCATCGCTGTTGACGAAAACAAAACTCATCAATCTCAAGCAGGCAGCCGGGAACTACGATCTTTTTACAGTCAACACCCAGGATGTATTTGTTGATTTTTTGACCTGTATTGTCCCTGCCGATCTGACTGAAGAAGCAACCTTCACGGGCATTTCAATCCAGTCAACAGATACTGTTCCTGTTGTGTTTGTTTCGTCAACAACAGGGGCGAAGGCGAAGCTCACGGAAGGGGTGCACTTGCAGTATTCCGGCCCGGCAACCGTGGCGGCGACAAAGAAAATCCAGCTAACCATTATCGGAGGCGCAACGGCGAAAAGCCAGAACTGCCTTGTGTTTGTGTCTTACCGTCCGGTAGTTGCGGGCGGCTATTTGGCGTAAGGGAGGGGGCAGCGTGAACTTAGAGAGTTTTGGGGCAGGAGCGGGAGGCAGCGTTATCGGCATAATCCTTGGCTATTTCGGCATCTCTAAGCGCGTAGACAAGCTGGAGGCGGAACTGGACAAAAAGGTAAGTGAAGAGACCTGCGAACGATGCATGAGGGACAGAGATGCGCGGCTCGACAGAATGGAGAACAAAATAGACAAAATCCTTGAGAGGCTATGAATATGAGCCGCTGGAAACATTTCGAGTATTCGGAGTTCGCCTGCAGGTGTTGCGGGGAGAACAGGACCGACCCCGCACTTATCGACATGCTGGATGCTGCCCGTGGATTCGCGGGTATGCCATTTGTTGTCAATTCCGGTTATCGCTGCCCCAAACACAATGCGGCAGTGGGCTCAACAGCGGACAACCATCCGAGCGGGCAGGCGGCGGACATCAAATGCACTGACGGCCCTACAAGGATGAGGCTCATCGAGGCACTGATAAAGGCCGGATTCAGACGGATAGGGTTTCACAGGCTGTTTATCCATGTTGACCGCATGGACCAGTCACAAAACAAAGTGCGGTCTTTTTGGCCGTACTAAAGGAGAAATATCGTGAAGCATAATAGGCTCTACACCAAACAAATTCTTGTGCTGGCCTGCATCGTCGTTGCAGCTGCGATGGTTGCGGGGTGTGACTCTTTTACGTCAAACGCTTACAAAACGCTGTATCTGACCGGGCAGGCATATGACGTTGGCATGTCATCCGTTGCGGACCTCCAAAGGCAGGGTGCGATATCGGGCGAGCAGAGGGCAAAAATCAACGAACAGGCAGGCAAATTCTACGCATCCTATCAGGCTGCCGCTACCGCCCTGTCCATCTACAGCAAGACCGAGGCCCAGACTGACAGGCTCAAACTCGTAACGGCGCTGACGGAAACAACGCAGCACTGGAGGACGTTTGCGGAGGCTGTGAACGCATTTAAGCCCGGAACAATACCCCTGGAGGTGAAATGATGGATACGGCCCTTGTGTTAGGCATCATCGAGGTAGCGACGAAGTACGGTATTCCTGCCACCATTGCGGCGATCAATGCCCTCGGAAAGGCAACGATCACCCAGGAGGACATTGACAGGCTTCCCACGCTGATAAAACGCCCGGAGGACTACGAATAGTGCAGGACAAAACAAAGCTTCTCTATTTCGCCATAGGGATAACCGTTGTCTGTTTTCTGTATTTTTTCGGTGTAACGTTCCTTCCCGTGCCGGAGACAGGCGTACGGTATGCGGACCTTATCCTCGGCTTCCTGATCGGGACGGCCTTTGCCTCGGTAGTCAATTTTTATTGGGGCAGTTCCGAGGGCAGCAAGGACAAGGACGACATACTCAAGGGGGGGTCATGAAAACAATTCTTGTCACCCCCCCGGCAATCGAGCCGATCACGCTGTCTGAGCTGCTTCTGCATCTGCGCCAGGACTCCGACGATATCGCCACGGCATTGACCACGGCTCAGTCTATCCTACCGGGCTCCCATGCCATAGCGGACAATTATACGACCCATGCGGGAACGGGCGTATCCGTTCTCGGCAAGACGGCAATTATCAACCTCAATGCGGGGACGGTAGGGGACGGCGGCACGATAGACGCCAAGATTCAGGAGAGCAACGATAACGCGACATGGACCGATTGGACAGGCGGGGCTTTCACGCAGGTGAAGGCTGCCAATGACAACGCCATTCAGGAAATGCAGTACACCGGCTCTATGGCCTATATCCGGGTAGTGGCGAAGGTGCTTGTTGCGGCCTGTGAATTCGGCGCTGATATCCTGACAATCTCCCATGAGACCATCGAGGACACATGGCTGAACGATGCGATCCAGGCGGCGCGGGAACACGTCGAGGACATCACGAGGCGGGCCCTCTTGACGCAGACATGGTGCTACTACCTTGACCAGTTCCCCGATAAGGATTTCATCACTATCCCCTTCGGCAATCTCCAATCAGTGACATCGGT